ACCGCCGGAACGTACGTAGTTTCGCTTAAGCCGCCCAGTTCGTCACGGACCGGTGCGGACGGCTTAAGCAGCGTAATCCGATGACAAAACCGGCCCGGGTTTCGCTTAAACACAAAGCACCCCTTACGGCGTCTTAGTAAGCTTTACAAAGGCTTTGTCGTAAACAGAGATATCCGTGAAGCGGCACACCGCGCGGACCAGAACGGAGTTTTTAGTAAATCCTGCTTCTTCAGAAGATGCGACTTCGAGAGACGGATACGCAATATGATACAGAGCGGAGAAATCGCCGACAAGAATAGTATTATCCGCAAGATTGCTTCCTTCAACAACAATAATCGGGCGCCCTTCGATTTCTTTTACTGCCGCATTATTAGCGTCACGGGAGAGCAGGTATCTGTCCTGCTTATCTTTCGCAAGTGCAAGACCCGCCCACGTAACCTGATTCATAACAACAGTAGCTCCGGATCCCGCATCCAACGGGAGCTCAATTATAGCTTTTTTAACCGCATCGACAGTGACCACGGTATTCATAGCAGCGATCTTAGTTTCTTTCGCCGCGGCAAGTACTTTAGCACAGATGTCCTTATTTACAGTGGTACCGTACACTCGATTGAAAAGCTTTCCGATAATTGCCAGTACGTCAGAGTTAGCATCCAGCAGTAATTCACGAGATACCGGAATAATAGCGCCTTTAGATGCCAGCGTATACTTAATGCTGGTAAATACACCTTTCTTCTGTACAATTTCAGTATTTTCTTCGAAATCTGTCAGTTCGACATCCTGCCCATAGTCGATACACGGTACCGTCCCAGCACGAGTTGTTACCGGGATAGCGGTCGTAATGGCACGGAGATCCACGCCGACTCCGTTATTTTCCCGCAGGGACAGCAGTTCTTCGGGAACGAGGACGCCCCCGTCTGCTGCAACCGCGCCATTCTGACCGGCCGCTTTGTCTTCAAAATATGTTGCATATTCAGTATCGGTCACTGCGCGTCCCAGCAAGAAATTTTTAAGTGCTGCATTAAATCTTTTTTTGTCCATCTTGTTTTCTCCTTTTAAATAACTTTTCCTTTTTGCTTCAGCTTCCAGTGCTTTTTGCTCACTATAAGCGGTAAGCTTATCTTCCAATTCTTTCTGCTTCTCTGCAGGTACGGCTTCTTTCTTTTCGATAAAAGCCTTAATTTCATCTTTCAGTGCGTCAATATCGCGCTTCATTGTTATGCTTTTCAGCATTTATCCACCTCTTTCTTACAAAATACTGCGCCAGTAGGCTGCCTCTGTCTCATCCATTTTCGGAACAGGTCCGTTTCGTTTTCGCCGATGTTTCGTCAATTTCTTATACGTCGGCGCTTTTCGACCATAGGCGCCTCTGTATGTCGGTAACGCGCAGTTAATGATCATTAAATCCTCCAGCGCGTCATAGCGTCGCAAATACCCGTCGAACAGCGCGTCGATTTCCGAAACAGTATACTTTCCGAATTGCTCTGGAGTCAGATTGAGCTCACCGAGTGCAATAACCTCGAGCACTTCCAGCATATCCCGAAACGTTCGGTATCCCGTCGGCCTTACGCTTTGCCTGCTCTTTTCATCAGCTCTCTCATCTGTTCCGGCTTCGGCAATGCCGCCTCGACTTTTTTTGGATCGGCTACCGTGCCCGATTTAATCAGTGCCGATAACGCGTAAGCCATCAGCACTGCAGGTGAATACTGCGGTATCGCTTCATAATACAAGCTTTCTGCGTCTTCACGTGTCATACCGTCGTTGCCGTCAATAAGAGCTTGCGTAAACAGCACAAATACATCGTGCAGCGGAGCCGCCTGCTCTTTAACTGACTGTAAAAATTTAATCAAGGACTCATGCCGTAACTTTGTTTCAGCTTCATATGTGCCTTTATTAGTCAGTTTTAAACGGTATGTCTTTCCGCTGATTTCTATGCTTTCGAAATTATCAAAAATCATTACCCTCCCTCCTTTCTTCTGGGATTTCCACCTTCGTCACCGCCGCTATCTCCTAAAGCTCCGGTCCCGCCGCGCTGCGTGAGCATATCTGCTCCGGGTGCGTCTATCGCCGGATATCTCAGAGACCGTCTGGCCTCATTGGGTGTCAATATTCCTGCTCCAGTGTAAGCCGCGAGAACGCTTGCTTTACTCTGAGCGTCCAATGTATCAAAAACATCTCCCGCACTAAGGAAACGATACCCCTTAGTTTGGTCGGTTCTGTCAAGCAGCTTAAGCCGAAACTCCGCCGCGTACTGTGTGATAATCGGAATCATCGTCTGATTGAAGAACTGCGCCATCTGATTTGTCGAGAACGTAGCCATCCCGGCACCACCGCCTACGTTAAGCATTGCAAGCGGTATGCCGAAGAATGACGAAATCTTCTGCGCGGAAGTCTGCTGCAACGATTCATAGTAATCCTTAATCGCGTTCGAGATATTCGTCGCTGTCATTCCCGCTGGCAACGGCAATATTGTATTATTGCTGTCCGACAGAAGCTCCCGAACTTGATTTTGCAGCTCTTTCTGCTTTGACGCGCTCAAATCAGATGTATATGACAACACAATTGTCCCGGAAAAACCGTTTATCACGGCACTGCGCATTGCGCTTTCCGATTCCGCCGAGCCTTTTAGCGCATTCATCAGCACATCAATAGCTCTTCGACCAACAAGCCCGTTAATGCTAAAAGCTTTAAAATGCAAAATTTCTTCAGGTAAAATAGTAAAGCGGTGCCCGGATTGTGTATCATAGTACTCATATACCATCTTCCGCAGTCCTTGCAGTATGTCCGCGTTATCCCAATACACTTTAATACTTGCCGCGTCCAACGGAATTAACTTTTCTATTACGCCCGATTTACCGCACTGAATGTACGCATAGGCGTTTCCATAAGCATTCCGCTGTACTTCTATCCAACGCCAAAACTCATAGGCGTTTATGCCGTTGTACGGCTCTACGTTAAGCGCCCGTTCGTAACGCGGGCTGAAAACTGCAGGAGTATTCCCGCCCGGGTCGTATAGACCCCACTGGATCTGCCCAATGTTTTTAGCAAGAATCTCAATGCATGTAGCGAAAATAGTATCCCCACCAGCCGCGACCGCAACGCGTTGGCCTATACCGATAGGATAGAAATTCTTTTTCGTGTTTTCGTATACACCGCCACGGAAAAAAGCTTTAAATTTATCTAACATGGCCGTTACTCCAATTTATCGGCTGTGTCGAGCAAAGCCTGCAAGTCTTCGGGAACTTTGTAATTTGCTTTGCGCTCAGCTTCCTTTTTTTCAGCTTCAAGATCCTGTAATTTGTGTATTACCCCCGCAAAACCCGCTACGGCTACCATATCGGGCTTTTTAGCAGCCTCTTCAATAGTCACATGGTCAAACATCGCTGCCGCCTGTTCTCCGGTAAGCCACACTTCGCCGTTATCAATCCTGGCGTCCAACGTTTTATCTTTAGCGTGCTCCATCACGATACTATGCAAAACAGCATCGATAGCTTTCATAGATTCAATTGCGTTCGCTATTTCTTCTTTATTGCCTTCCGCATAAGACATGCAATTGTGCAGCATGAGCAGATCGTCTTTATGCATAATCAACCGATGGCAAGCCAGCGCAACAACCCCGCCCATCGAACACGCCATAACTTCCACTTTAGCCGTTACTTTCTGTTTGCAATTCCTGATCGCGTTAACCACCTGCAGCCCTTCAAGTACGCTGCCTCCGGGAGAGTTAATTACCAGCGTAACGTCTTCCGTAGCCTCATTTAATGCTTTAACTACATCTGCCGTGGCTTCAATGGCCCCATTAATTTTCAAATCCATATCATTTTTCCTCCAATCGATAAAATTGTAATTGAGTAAGCATCGCCCGCGCTCCATAGTTCAGACCTGCATCTGCAATGCTTGACATGCCTTCCCGTTGGTCGTACATGTGTGGACCCCACTGAGTCATCACCCATAAATCGGCTTTATCGCGAAATCGCTCATTTGCTTTATAAAGTGCTTTGTAATTGTCAATCGCGTCTTCCAAGTAGCCGTAGCCCGTATCAAGGATCCGTTGGATAAAAGCGTCATCGTCGTTGTACGGGATATGTAGATAATCTTTTAGTTCTTCCGTTGTAATCACAAAATCACCTGCCTTTCATCATGTCAAACCAGTCATCTACCAGCTCATCACCGGACGGAGTACGCCTGTTGAAATCAATATAGCACGCAATAAATCCCGTCAGCGCCGCGTCCAGCGGGTCTATTCGAATATTGCTGTCTGCGCGAAGAGTGATCTTTTCGATAGAATAAAATCCGGTGCTGTTCCGCACTAATAAAGAGTTCGTAACGGCTTTTAGAAATATATCTTCACGCCCTTTAGCGTAGGCAATAACCCCGTCTTTAAAGTGCTGCGACAGCGCTTCGATATACTGACTTAGCGCTTTCGGACTTTGGTTTTGCAGTATGAATGTATCGCATATCTCAGACAACCGGTCTTGTATCCCGGCGATGTTGTATGGATCCGCGGCTATCGTTACGTAGTGTAAGTCGTGATCTGTCCGAGTTTTGTCTATGTATTCAAAAACCTGTACAGTGTCGATATTCTCACCACCTGCGCCGGAACATAAAAAAAGTTCTGTATCAAGGTAGTCTCGATAACAAAACTTATCTGACGTTACGTGGTCCTGCAATTTCTTTTCGGGCATCCACGATACGCTGTGTATAAACAATCTATACCCGGCCGCGGGAGCATCTTTCTCTACCATCGCTCCTGTTTGATCTACGCCGTAATACGTTAGCCAATCCACCGATGTTAAATCGACCGTTTGAGAAGCGTCAATTCCTAAGTACCAGTCTTTATATCCTGCTTGTATCAGGTCTTCAAAAGTAGTATCTGTTCCACAAGCTATCAATTGGTCGTATGTACAAACCTGTTTATCTTCAGCCGAGTACCAAGTGTTACACTGCTTCGTCACAAACGACTGCAGCGTAAACCCTTTTTTCGCTACCGCCTCTTTAGCTTTTTGCAAATATTTTTTCCGGATGTGGTCTTTAATTGTAAATCCGTCTTGTTCAAACAGCAGTACCGGATTCGCTTTGCCCCACAGCTTGATATTCGCATAGTCTTTACTCTGAATATCCGCCGCGTCGGGCTCTGCTAAAAACAAGAAAGCATTATCTGGTAAAAGATCTTCATACAACATCTTTCTCAAAGTCAACCAACTTTTATGATTGTCTCCGCCGATTTCAAACTGTGCTGTAGACATCGCGACGAGTAACGCATCTTTAAAATGCGCTTGCCCGTCTTGTATTGTCTTAGTGATGATTTCATCACAGAGCATTTCTTCGTCAATAACAGCTACTTTGTTCGTGTACCCATCCAATGAGTTCTTCGCACTCCCACCTGTCCGGAACATTTCTAAATAGTTCCCGGTGTTTTTGTGCTTTGCCCAACACGCGGTTTTGTTTACATTATCGAAAACCTCCTTCAAGCGGCGATCATTATCAATAAATTTACAAAATTCTTTAAAGCAAATAGTCGCATTCTGCCCTTTGCACGATGCAAGAACAATCAATTCATTTCGGAATTTGCTCATTCCCATTAAATAGTGCAGTACGGCGGACAATAGAAAGCTCTTCCCGTTGCGCCGTGCCATATACAGCTTCGCGGTATTAACCAAATACCGGCCATCGGGATATCTCAGCCCGAAGATCCCGCACATAATAAACTTTTGAACAGGGTACAGACTCAAGCGTTTAGCTTTACCGTCTTCGTCTACATAAATCAGTAAATTTATAAACTGGAACATCCTGCGCATTGCGTTAAATGCGAATTTGTATTTTCCCGAATTGTACAGATCCAGAAACCGCTTAAAGCACCGATATTCCGACTCTCCTACCAGTTCATTATCTGCCCGTTTTACCAGAGCTTTGTAATAGTCTCCAATAAATTCGTTAAGTTCTGCCGGTACTTTCAGCAGCTTAATTTCATCTTCAACCATCGCCAAACCTCTTTTCAAATTCCGCTATACCGTCGGCTATCCTATGTAGCGCATACTCTTTTTTCACCCCACCAGCTCTATACAATGCGTGTATTTCTCCGTGGCTTTTTTCAGACACAGTAATCAGATTATCCAAAGTAAACAGTAAATCCGGTCTTTCATCCCGCTCTTTGATGTGATGGATAATCGGATTATTTAACCGCTGTAAAACGCCGATTCCGAGTAACCAAATATCATAATCCATGTATTTTATACGCACGTTTTTGCGACATTTCTGCCACAAACGGGACGCATATACTTTTTTTGCAGTGTTCTCAGTTTGATATTTTTTAGCAAATTTGCGGGTACACGTAGAGCATCTGTACCCGTCGTAAAGCTGATGACACGTATTGCAGCGTTTAAAAATCGCCATCTTTTTGTGATTCGGTCAACATGCGCGTAAATGGATTCCCGTTATCGGCCTCTTCATCCTTTATCTTGTCGAACTTCAACGCCTTATAAATCCCTAACGCCGTCTTGTTAAATTGTTCATACCGCCGCAGATGCGCCTCTATATTAGCCGCATCCATTTTGTCTAAGTTGACAGTTAATTCCTGAGATATTTCTTCGGCTAAAACAGTAAACCGGCAATACTGCATGATGAGATTTTCATTAACTTTGTTGATCGTGTCGCACCTATGCTGCAGTGTCCAGATGTAGTTATTTAGTTTTTTAATCGCCCTGTTTCGTGCTGTATTTGTCATTTGGTATACACCCGTCTATTAAAATACATCTGTTGAGAAAAATTAAAAAGGACCCGCCGAATTGCGGTCCCGGCCTGTGAAATTCTGGAACATACCCCCATTGTTCACCGATTGAAATATTAAAAAGGTAAACAAAAA